GTGGCGGGCCTGAAGGAAGGGCTCGACGCGGCCACGTACTCCAACTACGGGCTCGCGATGCGCCGGTTTGCGGACCTGACGATGCGCCCGAACTGGCGCTCGGCGTGCGGCGCCCTGGCGAAGCTCGTTGTGGTGCCGACTGGTGCGCGGCTGTGGTTCGACACCTCGGCCATCTCGGCGCTTCAGGAGGGCGAGAAGGAGCGCGCCGACACGATGCAGGTGCTCGCCACGGCGGCGAACACGCTCATCACGGCCGGTTACACCGCCGACTCCGTGAAGGCCGCTCTGGCCGCCTCTGACGTGACGCTGCTGGTCCACTCCGGATTGGTCTCTGTCCAACTTCAAGCACCGGGCAGCGAGCCCACCATGCCCAGCCAAGGAGGGCAGTCATGACCGAGTCACTCTCTCGCGCCTTCGCGGCAGACATCGAGGTCCGCGCGGACGGGACGGGACGGACCGTGCACGGGATCGTCGTGCCGTTCGACAGGGTCGCGCGGGTCTCCGACGGTGGTCCGTCGTACAACGAGGGCTTCCGCAAAGGTGCGTTCGCCCGGACGATCCAGCACCGCGGCGACCGTGTGAAGCTGCTGAGCCAGCACAATGCGCGCACGAACCCGCTTGGGCGGGCCACGCTGCTGCGCGAGGACGCCGCTGGCCTGTATGGCGAGTTCCACGTATCGAAGACGAACGCGGGTGACGAGGCTCTCGAGCTGCTGCGCGACGGCGCCCTCGACTCGTTCTCCGTGGGGTTCACCCCCATTCAGCACGTGCGGTCCACCGACAAGACCGTCTGGCGCACGGAGGTGGGTCTTCGTGAGGCGTCGCTGGTGACGTTCCCCGCCTATGAGGGCGCCCTGGTGGGCGGCGTTCGCTCACTCACCCCCGATGACTTGGCCGAGCTCGCGCAGATGTTGCGTGAGTCGACCGATCTGGCCGCCACTCCTGAAGAGGACCCGGCGACCGATGGCACCTCGGAGCGTGACTCCGAGCCCGCCGGCACCACTGAGCAGGACCCGACCTCCGGTCACTCCGCTCGGAATCCCAGTCAACTCCAACTCGCCGTCGGAATGCGGCAGAGAGGAATCTCGCGATGAGCAAGATTCAGGAACTGGCCGAGAAGCTGGAGGGTCTCCGCTCGGAGATCGTCGAGCTGGAGGCCGTCGAGGAGCCCACCGAGGAGCAGGTCACCCGTATGGAGACCATCCTCCCCGAGTGGGACGAAGCCAAGGCAGAGCACGACAAGCTCGTCGAGCGTGCCGCGAAGGTCGAGGCGGTGCGCAGTGCCGCACTGGCCGAGGGCAACCGCGAGAAGGTCGCGCCGAACGTGATCGTTCGGACAGACCCGTTCGAGGGAGCGACCCAGGTTCGTGCGTCGTTCGACTCCGAGGGCCGCGCTCGCATGGGTTCGCAGGAGGTCATCGAGCGCGCACAGCGTGCGTTCGAGGGCGCCCGCGTGAAGCCCGAGCAGCTCGACCGGCTCATGGAGCGCATCGAGAGCGTCCCCGGCGTCGCCGAGCACGCGCTGCTCCACGGCTCGCCGACCTACCGCGAGGCGTTCAACGAGTTCATGCGGTCCCAGGGCAACAACCCGCTGTACTCGCCGGAGCAGGCCGAGGCCGTCCGTGCGTCGCTGTCGCTGACGGGTGCGAACGGTGGCTACATGCTGCCGACGCTCCTCGACCCGACGCTGATCCACACCGGCACCGCGTCGAAGACCTCGGTCCGCGGCATCTCGCGAGTGGTCGAGGGCACCCAGAACGTGTGGCACGGCGTCAGTGTCGGCAACGTGACCACGTACTGGAAGCAGGAGGGTTCGGCGATGACCGACGGCTCTCCGACCCTCGCTAGCCCGTCGGTGACTGCGGCCATGCTGACCGCCTACGTGACCGGGTCCTACGAGATCTTCGAGGACTCCAGCTCGCAGGCGCAGCTCCCGGGCCTGATCGGCGAGTCGTTCGGGTTCGCCGAGGCGGACGCGTTCATCTCCGGCTCCGGCTCGAACGCACCGAAGGGCATCGTGACCGCGATCTCCGGTACGGCCGGCGACACGGTGACGGCGACCACGCGTGGTTCGTTCACCACGGCGTCCGCTGTGGACGTCTTTGCTCTGCTCAACGCGGTGCCCTCGCGGTACGAGGACAACGCCAACTGGGTCGCGAACAAGCAGACGTTCAACACGATCAAGCAGATGTCGACCGGCTCGAACGGCTCCTACTTCTGGAGCGACTTCAACGCCGCGATCGGCAACCCGCTGCTCGGTTCCCCGATCCTGCAGTCCTCGGCGATGCCGACGACCACGGTGTCGGGCACCGTCCTGATCGTACTGGGCGACTTCTCGCAGTTCGTGATCTACGACCGCATCGGCACGACCGTCGAGTTCGTGCAGAACGTCGTGGACGGTTCCGGCCTCCCGACCGGGCAGCGCGGTCTCATCGCACACAAGCGGGTCGGCAGTGATGTCACCGACATCAACGCGTTCCGCTTCCTGAAGTGCTGAACGCCCGGCCGGCCTAAGCAACCGGCCACAGGCGGCCCCGACCTCCTCCGTTGGGTCGGGGCCGCCGCCCTCCGGGGCACACGCCAGACGGAGACAACTCAACAACGGAGGCGTCATGAGCAACCGACCGAAGACCGGGCAGGCGAAGGCCACGAAGCCGCGGGTGAGCACGCACGCCGAACGCGTCGTGATCGCCTACATCCACCCGGGCGAGACCTCGGGCTACTTCACGCAGTCGCTGGTGAACACGCTCATGTTCGACCAGGCCACCGAGCGGCATGTCGTCGGTTGCCTCAACGAATGGTCCTCGGCGAACGTCTCCTCAGCGCGCAACAGCCTGACGCGGCGCTTCCTCGACGAGTACGACGCCGAGTGGCTGCTGTGGATCGACGCCGACATGGCCTTCGAGCACGACGCGCTCCCCCGGCTGATCGCCACGGCCGACGCCATCGAGCGCCCGATTGTCGGTGGCCTGTGCTTCGGTGCGTCGTACGGCGTCCTGTTCCCCACGATCTACCAGTTCGTGAAGGGCGACGCCGACGCGATCCGCACGATCCGGGTCAATGACTTCCCTGACGACGCCATCGTGCAGTGCGCGGCCACGGGCGCCGCATTCGTGCTGATCCATCGCACCGTGCTCGAGGCGATCCGGGACAAGGCGTTCAACGCGGCGTTCCCCTGGTTCCAGGAGACCGAGCTCTCCGGACAGCCGGCGGGCGAGGACATCACGTTCTGCATCCGCGCCGGCATCTGCGGCTTCCCGGTGCACGTGAACACCGGCGTCCGGATCGGTCACCACAAGTCCACCGTGCTCGACCACGCACAGTTCCGGGCCCAACAGACACACCTCGCGGCAGGAGGCGACGACGATGGCGCTGCTGACGCTGGCTGAGGCGAAGACCGCGCTCAACATCACGAGCACGACGTACGACACGGAACTGCAGGACTACATCGACGGCGCCATCGCGGCCGTGGAGTTCATCTGCGGCCCGTCTGCCTCGACCGCCGCCACCGAGGTCCTGCACGGTTGCGGGGCGCTGGTGCTCACGCACACGCCCGTGCTGACCCTGACCTCGGTCACAGGGGATCTTGTTGGCACCCGCGACACGACCTACCTGCGCTTCGATGCCGACTCCGGTGTCGTGCGCGCGAAGGCCACCGTAACGCCGCTCCTCGATGATTGGTACACCGTCGTCTACACCTACGGGCGTTCGTCGATCCCGGCCGCGATGAAGCAGGCCGCGAAGGTGATCCTCAAGCACCAGTGGTCAACGCAGCGAGGGCCGTCGGCCAAGCAGGCTACGAATGCCGACGGGACCTTCGTGCCCGGTCTGGGCTATGCGGTGCCGAATGCGGCCCTGCAGATGCTCGCCCCGTATGACCGAGGACCGGCCACGGGATGACCTCGGCCGCCTACCCGACCGTGTACGCCGCGCTCGTGACCGCGATCGACAACGCGCTGACGGTGCGGGTCGTGGACGGCTACGACATCTCCGACGATCCCGGCGACGTGGTCATGGTTGGTGTTCCGAGCCTGTCGAGCACTACGTCGATTGCCGCCGGATCGTTCTCCCAGGTCGCCGCGACGATGGGTTCGACCCGGACGCGCGACGAGACCGGCACCATCAACGGCGTTGTGATGGCCCGCAACGGCGACGCGGACGCGACCGGCGCCGCGGCCGCCCGCACGGCCGCATTCGGCTACGTCGCGTCCATCGAGTCCGCCCTGCGCACTGACCCGTCTCTCGGCTTGATGCCGACCTTCCAGCGCGTCGTGGTCCAGATGAGCACCGGGGATGTGCTCGAGGACAAGACCGACGGCGCCACCTGCGCCATCTCGTTCACCGTCGCCTACGTCGCCCGCATCTAGAGGAGCCCGACATGCCCAAGCTTCGCCACATCAACCCAATGGGACACGTCGACGTCCCATTGCTGCGCCGACAGGGCGAACCGTTCGGCGAGGAAGGCTCCGGCTGCCTCGAGCCGGGCGAGGTCTTCGAGGTGTCCGACGACATCGCGGAGCGCCTGCTCGAGCAGGTCGACAACTACGAGCTCGTGACCGAGTCGAAGAAGAAGGGCTGAAGTCATGGCGACGACACAAGACTCCGCGATCATGCTCAAGAAGGAGTCGACCTACAAGACGGGCGTGACCGTCGATCGCTCGTTCGAGTACCTCGACGAGTCGCTCGACTGGGACAAGAACGTCAAGCAGGGGCAGGGCTTGCGCGCCGGCTCCCGGGTGGCACGGTCTGCTCGCCGCGTGGTGCCGACCGCGCAGGGCAACGGCGACTTCTCCCTGGAGTGCATCTCCAAGGGCATGGGTTACCTGTGGGAGCTCGCGATGGGGTCGGGGTCCTCGACGCTGGTCTCCGGCACGACCTACCAGCAGGTGTTCACCCTGGCTGACACGATGCCGTCGGCGACGCTGCAGAAGCAGCTCGTGGAAGTGGGCGGCACGCTCGACGCCTACACGTTCCTCGGCGCGATGGTGTCGAAGTGGGAGTTCAACGTCCCGAACGGCGACATCGCGAACCTGAAGCTGTCGTGGGACATGGGCGACCTGACCACGGCGACGGCCGCGGCGACGAACGCCTACCCGGCGTCGACCGCGAACCTGTTCCACTTCCAGAACGCGACGATCTACAACGGCACCTTGACGGCGCCGACGTCGACCGCTCTCGGCTCGGCAGCCTCGACACTGGCCTCGGTGCGCTCGTTCAACGTGGCGTGCAACCACAACCTGTCGGTGGACCGGTTCAACATGGGCGGGACGGGGCGCAAGGACAAGCCGACGACGGGCCTGCGGGAGATCGCGGGCAACGTGGTCGTGGAGTACGCCAACACGACGTTCCGTGACGCGGTGCTGAACGAGACGCCGATGTGTCTGGTGATCAACTTGACCGGCGGTGCACTGTCGACCGGCAACGAGACGCTGCAGGTGATCCTGCCCGAGGTCAAGTTCGACAACGAGATCGCGAAGACCAACGGCACGGACCTGATCAACCAGACGATGAACTTCAGCGTTCTGGACAACCTCACCGCCGCCCAGCCGATCTGGGTCGTGACGAGGACGTCGGACTCCGCGCTGTGAGCGTCCGCATCGAGGGCACCGACGACCTGCAGAAGGTCGCCGACGCCCTCAAGGACGCGGCCGACAAGGACCTGCAGAAGCAGGTCTCGGCGGCACTGCGCACCGAGGCGAAGCCGCTCGGCGCGAAGGCGCTGGCCCGCGGTGCTGAGCAGATGCCGCACCGCGGCGGGCTGGCTGAGCGCGTGGCCGGCATGGGCCGAGTGGGTGTCTCGTCGGCGCTTCGTGGCCGCATCGCGTCGGTGTCGGTGATCCTGCGCAACAAGGGCGTGGATCTGAAGTCGATGGACGCCGGAGTCCTGCGTCACCCGGTGTATGCCCGCGCCGGCCAGCCGCGCACGTGGGTGCGCCAGAGCGTCCCCGCCGGGGCGTTCCGGCGAGCATTCGATGCGGAGGCCGACGACGCTCGCAAGGCCGCCACGAAGGCCGCCCAGGACGTCCTCGACGACGTGGCAAGGAAGGCGTGACATGGCTCGGTTCAAGCTGCGGGGCAAGGTCTACTCGACGGCCGCGCTCGACGAACTGCCGCTGAAGGCGCTTGTCCTGTTCGACGACCAGGCGGCCGAGATCGGGATGAGCCGCCGCTGGTCGGACGTCGAGACCGCCGCGGCTGAGATCTCGGCAGCCAAGTCAGCAGATGCCGAGCTTCACCCGTCGCGCTATCTCGTGATCGCCGTGACGATCTGGGCGTCCCGGCTCACGTCCGGCGAGCCGCTGACGTTCGGCGAGGCCATCGACTTCCCACTCAAGGACATCGAGTTTCTGCCAGAGCCGGAGGACAGGAAGCCGGGAAAAGCCAAGGGAGCCAAGAAGGCTCCGGCGAAGCGGACCCCAACTTCCGCTCCGGTCGTCGAGGCCGCCGAAGCCGACCCGAGCATGTAGACGACATCCGCGAGGCGGTCTATGACCGCGTCATCGAGTTGTCCCTCCTCGTGGGGTCGATCAACCCCCTGAACGTCTGGGATCTCCCACTGTGGGCGTGGCGGTCCTACGCCCGTGTTGTCGACGACCACCGCGAGCAGATGCGCAAGGAGGCTCGGAATGGCTGAGGCAACCCTGAAGCTCCTTCTGCTCGGTGAGGACCGTTCGG